GCGACCGTGCGGCCGGTGCATAACCGGTCAACACCGGCCGGTGTCGACCTGCTGCGCTGGACACGGGGAGGAACCCCGACCACCTCTCTCCCGGTCGCCGACACGACCGGGGACACCCCCGGGCCCAGTACCTCCAAGGCTGGCCCCCCGGGTGTGGCGCCGGACCGCCTCACTTCCGCCGTGCCGGCGGTCGGCGCCGAGAATCCACCAGCACGACCCGGGACCGATCGCCGCCGGTCCCGGGCCTCGTGCTGGCCCGCACGCAGCGAGTACCGGCGTCCCCCTCCGACAAGGGGGGTTCCCGGGGTGCGCGAACCGGGAGCTGCGGAGGGACCTGGAACCGGGTCCCCCTCGACTGCGTGCAGGCCAGCACGGGGAGGAACCGTGCACCTACCCCACCCCGCTGCCCCCCCTCGGGTCACCCCACCCCACCCCGGTGGCCTAGAGGGGGGTGCAGCGTCCACCCGCGTCAGGAGACACCCCCCGTGACCCTCTTCCCCGAGCCCGAGCCTGACGCCCCCGGCTCGCTGGTCTACCGGTCCGAGCTGGCCGAGCTGTGGCTCGGTGACGCCGCGGACGTCCTCCCCCGCTACGAGACGGAGTCGCTCGGCCTGCTGCTGACGGACCCGCCCTACGGTGTCGAGTGGCAGTCCAACCGCCGCGCCGAGGCGTTCGACCAGCTCGACGGCGACGGCGCCGACCCCGAGGCCCGCCGCACCATCGCAGAGGTGCTCACGCACGGGGTGCGCCTCGTCGCCCAGAACCGGCACCTCTACGTGTTCGGACCCGCCGACGTCCTCGACGGCCTCAAAGTGTCGAAGGCGTGCGAGCTGATCTGGGATAAGGCCACGATGTCGGGCGGCGACTTGACCGCCCCGTTCGGGGCCGCCCACGAGCGCATCACCTTCGCCGTGTCGAAGCACAACCATGCCGGGCAGGCCGGGAACCCCGCTGTCCCCGTGCGTCTCCGCAAGGGGTCGGTCCTCACCTTCCCCCGCCCGACGGGCCGCAACGTCCGGCACCCGTCGGAGAAACCGGTGCCCCTGCTGCGTGAGCTGATCGAATCGTCGAGCCGGCAGGGCGAGACCATCCTGGACCCCTTCGCCGGGTCGGGCTCCACCGGCGTCGCAGCGCTGCTGTCCGGCCGGCGGGCCGTGCTCGTCGAGAGGGACCCCCAGTGGGCGACCCTCGCCGCCGAGCGCCTCGCCCGCACCGAGCAGCACGTCGCCGCCGGCCGCTCGCTCTGACCCCCCCCTCCGCCCGTCCGCCGGGCGGCGACGCAACCATCGGCCCCGGCCACTCCGCCCACCTTCCCCCGGGCGAGGGCCGGGGCTGCGTCGCGCCCGGCCCCGAAATTTCCGAAATCTCCGAAGATGCAAACTCCCGCGATCTGGGAGGAAACCGGGACCGGAGCCCGAAACCGATTTCCTGCCAGATCCCCAGAGTTCCGATCTCCCCGTTCCCTGGAAAACCCGGGCCCACCCGCCCGAAACGCAGGGCTGTGACCAGCGCACTAGTACCCTCCCGCGCCATGGCCGCCGCGAAACGAGACGGGTGGGGTGGTACCCGGCCAGGTGCCGGCCCACCGCCCACGAATCTCCGCCGAGTGATCGAAGAGGTACCCGAGCAGGTCACCCCCTACGGGGTCGTGCCCGCCCGGCAGCTCACCGTCCTCGACGCTGTCGTCGACACGCTCGAGGGCATGGGGTTCCTCCACGACGCCGCCGCCCGTGTCGGGGTCGCAGTCGAGACCGTGAGGGAATGGCGCAAGCTGGGCGTGCGAGTCAACGCCGACCTGGCCGCCGGCAAGCGAACCGCCGGGGTTCTCAAAGCGCATGAACGCAACTGCGCTGAGCTCGCCCGGCGCATGGCCGGCGCCGACGCCGTGTCCCGCATGCGGCTGCTCGGCCTCGCGTCGTCGATCGCCCAGGGCGGAGTCGAGACCACCGAGACCGTCACCAAAGCGGTGCAGGTCGGCGAGCACGACCCGAAGGTCGTCGAGATCACCACCCGCACCGCCACCGCGCTCCCCCACCCCGGCATGGTCCAGTGGCTCCTAACCCACCGCTGGCCCGCCGATTTCAACCGGACCCGCCTCGAGGTGTCCGGGCCCGACGGCGGAGCGATCCCCGTCGACGTCACCTCCGCCCGAGAGAAGCTGTCCCGGGCGCTCGCCGACCTCGAGCAACGCCAGAACGAGTCGGCGCACCACGCCACGGCCACCGAGGCCGCGGCAGCGAACGGGGGGAACGGCCACACCCCCGAACCGTGAGCGCGCTAACGTGGCGGGGTGCGCTCACCCCACGTCTGTGCGCTAGCCGGGATCTCATACCGGGACCTTGATCACCTCACCCGAAGCGCCGCTACCGCCCCACTGATCCGCCGTTACGTCACCGCCAACCCCGGCGGAGGGAACCGCCGGCACTGGCCTCCCGCCCTGGTCACCCGGGTGATGGTCGCCGCCCGGGCCCGTGAGGCCGGCGCCGGTGGCCTCGCGACCATGGCCGCTCTCACCCTCGACGGCCCGCCCCCACCCGACGCCGGGTGGCTCGTCATCCCCGCCGGTGTCCGCCCCAGCCGACCGGGCCGGATCTCCCGCCCCGTCGGCCGGACCGTCGACTACGTCACCACCGACGCCGCGCTCGTGGCCACCGTCGCCCGGACCGACCGGCACCTAGCCGCCGTCGACTACGACCTCGCCACCATGGCCACCGCTTCGGGTGTCCCGCCCGGCGTCACGCTCGCCGACGTCCTCGAGGGCCGGTTCGTCCCGTCCGCCTGGCCGACGTCGACCACCTACGTCCCTACCCGAGCCACGGCCTGACCCCGCCCCACGGAGGCCCCATGTCCGCCCCCTACAGCTCCACCCGCCAGCTACCTGGCCCGTTCCCCTACTACGCCGATCCCCGCCGGCCCGACTACGTCCCCCCGCAACAGACCCGCGTGTTCCTGCACGTGCTCACCACACCCCACCCGACCGTTCCCACGATCATGGCCGCCGCCGGGGTCAACCGGTCCACCGCGTGGGAGCACCTCCGCTCGCTCCGTACCCGCGGGCTCGTCGAGTGGACCGACGGCCAGCACGGCACCATCCGCCCCCTGCTCGGCCTCGCCGCCCGAGCGAAGGCCCCGGCCCGGTGAAGCTGGGCGACGTACCGGCGGGCTGCCGCGTCGTCCGCTGCCAGGCGTGCGGCGACTACCTCGCGATACCCGACGAGGGCACATCGCTCGAGGTGGCAGCCCGCGCCGCGCAAGCGCAGCTAGACCACCGCCAGCTGTGCCCGGGCCCGCCCGAGCCGACCCCACGCCAGCGCCTCGCCGCTCTGGTGGCCGACCCCACGTGGTGCCCCGAGACGCAGCAGCACCACTGCGGCCATTGGAAAGCCGGCGCGACCTGCTGCAACTGCGAAGAGGACCACCCCACATGAGCGATCACACCCCCACCCACGGGTTCCACATCGACGTCGCCACCGAGGCGCTGCTCGACCACTGGGAGGGCCGCGGCCTCGTGCTTCCCGCCCACCGAGAGGTGCACCGCCCCAACGCCCGCCGCATGACCCTCGCCGTCCTCGAGGCTGCCGGCGCCCTCCGCCAGCACGAGCCCGACCGGATCATGGCCGAGCAGCGTGCAGCCACTGACGAGGGCACCGCCCTACCAACCCGCGAGCAGGTGGCCGAGGCCATCCGCTCCCGGATAAGGGTCTGGTTCGCCCTGCACCCCGAGCGACTAGTCGAGGCATGCGACGACGCAGCGGGCGTGGTCCTGTGCCTGATGGCCGGGGCCACCGACCAGCCGAGCGAGGACGAATGGCGCTGCAAGCGGTGTGGCTCTGACCGTTGGGTGGCGGCATCGTTGACCGGGCCGGTCGGCCGAGGGTTCCACGGCAAGGCGATCCGCCAGTGTGTGCCTTGCGGGCGCTACTCGGATGATCCGGTCGTCCCGCCGACGGAGGTGGCCGAGCAGGGCTACACCGTGTTCGACGCCGAGGCCGACGGGGACATGGGATGAGCGACTGGGATGACTGGGAGGACCACAACGCGGCAGTCGCCGCCGAGATCGAAGAGGACCGCTGCCGCGACGAACGCGACGAGCTGGCGATCGCCCAGCACCTCGACGACATGGACCGTGAAGCGTCCCGACCCCGGCACCGACGAGCGCCGCGCCGAGATCGCCGAGGTGGTCTACCGGCTGTGCCGTCTCTTCGGTGCCGGGGTCGGGACGTCCCACCTCGTGGCCGGGGAGTTCGTCCGCGGCCTGGACCGCGAGGCCGGCTAGTGCTCGCCCCCTACTACGACGACGGGCGGGCCCGGATCTACCACGGGGACCTGCTCGAGATCCTCCATGACCTCGACGGCATCGGCGCCGTGGTCACCGACCCGCCCTACTCATCGGGCGGGGCGTTCCGGGCCGACCGGACGCAGCAGACCACCGAGAAATACGTTCAGACGTCGACGATGGGCTACCGCCACGAGTTCGCCGGAGACAACCGGGACCAGCGATCCTTCGCCGTCTGGTGCACCATGTGGCTCGCCGCCGCCCTCCGGGCCTCGACACCCGGCGCGCCGCTCGTGTCGTTCATCGACTGGCGCCAGCTCCCCACCCTCTCCGACGCAGTCCAGGCCGCCGGGTGGATCTGGCGGGGCGTGTCGACCTGGTGGAAACCGGGGATCCGCATGCAAGAGGGGGCGTTCTCGCTGTCCGCCGAGTACCTGCTCACCGGGTCGAACGGCCCGAGATCGAAGGGCCGGCGCTCACCCCAGAACGTCTACAGCCACGCCCCGATCCCCGGCGCCCAGAAAGGGCACGTCGCCGAGAAACCGGCCGACGTCCTGCTATGGGCCCTCGGGGTCGTGCCCGCCGGCGCGGTGGTCCTGGACCCGTTCCTCGGGTCCGGGTCGACGCTCGTGGCAGCTCGAGCCGACGGCCTGCCATGTATCGGGATCGACGTCGACGAGCGGTGCTGCGAGCTCGCCGCTACCCGCCTCGCTCAGGGGTCGCTGCTCGACGTCGAGGCTGGCCGGGCGACGGAGGTGGTCGCTTCGCCGCTGTTCGACATGCCCGACCCGGACCCGGACCGCGCGAATGGTTCGCCTGACGCGGCTACTCCCGCGTAGAAGTGACCCCACCGCACCGGCCCGAGACCCGACTAGCCCCGATCACCCCCCGATCCGGTCACCCCGCGTGACATCCGGCCCCCACGGCCGGTAGCGCGCTAACGTCGCTGGCACACCCAACGAACGGAGCACCATGCCCGACACCCGACCCACGTACCCGCCGTGCGAATGGCCGGCGGACGGTCACGTCCCGCCGAGCGGCTACCGCGCCGAGAAGCACGACTGGGGCGAGCGCTGCGGCCGGCCCGGCAGCGGCGTCCGCGTGACCCCGCCCATGGCGATCGTGCTGTGGTCCGCTCAGGTCTGCCAGGAGCACGCCGACACGGCCCGCCGGTCCCGGCTGCAGCTGTGGGGCCCCGACGGCCAGCCGATCGACGGCGCGGAGCCGACGCCCCCGAAGGACCCGCCCACGACCATGGTCGGCGCTGTCGCCGGTCTGCGAGATGCGTTCGCCGACCTGGTGGCCGACATGGCCGATGCCCTCCGCTCGGCGCCGCCTAAGCACCGCCGAGCGAACCGCCCGATCAACGTCGCCAGCCTCCGCCAGGTCATCGACGAGCTACGGGCCTACGCCGACGCCGCGCCGCCGGCCGAGCCCCTCGCTCCCGAGACCGCCCTGTGGACGGCCCGCCTGCTCGACATGCCCGTCGGTCACCTCCTGGCCTACGCCGAGCAGGCCGGCGCCGAACGGGCCCGGGATCTGGGCGAGATCGCGTCCGAGTGCGACGACGGGACGTGCCCCGTCGCGCAGGCTGTCCACGAGGCCCTGCTCGACGCCGGGCCGTGGGACCGGATCGACGGCGACGGGTCGGTGGCCTCGGTGCTCGCCGATCACGTCACCGAGCTGGGCAGCTGGCACACCATGGGTGCGCTGCTGGTGGCGAACCTCGACGTCCTCGCCGCGACCCGGTCCGACGCCACGATCGGGGACACGATCTGCCAGGGGACCACGTTCAACTACCGGGCCGAGCTCGGCGAGCTGTTCGACCGGATCGCCGACCGTGGGAGCCGGGCCGATGAGACCGTCGATCGGCTGGTGGTGTTCTGCCACGGCGCCGATGGCCAGCTGCGCCGGGTCGGCGATGTCGACCCGGTGGCGCTGCGTCCCGACGGCGAGCCCCTGACCATCATCAACCCCCGGGCCGCCCACCTCGTCGAGACCGGTAAGCCGACGCCCGGCCAGCCCGCGCACCTGACGCCGGTCACCTCCGATCGTGGGTTCCGGCGCTTCCCTCCGGTGGAGGCGTGGCACGGCGGCCGGCACGTCGGCGAGGTGACGGTGGCGGAGTCCTCGGCCGCCGACGGCCCGCACGTCTGGCTCGGGGTGAAGGACTTCGCCACGCCTGGCATGCCCCCGGGTGCGCCCACGTCCATGGCTATGGATCTGTCGGCGCACCTCCCGCTCGTGCAGGCCGAGTACCTCCGCGACCAGCTGTCATGGCTGATAGACCACCACTACCAGGCCCCCGGGGCGCCACTGGTAAACGACGTCATCGTCGATCGCGAGGGCACCCGGAATCTGCCGCACCCGTACGAGTCGCTCGGCGAGAACGTGTCGGACGGGTTCTGCCGGCGCTGTGGCCGGGACTCGCGCCACGAGCTGCACGCCGAGACCGAAGGATGGCCATGGCCGTACCCGGCGCCGATAGCGCACGCTGTGGCCCCGCCCAGGTTTGAGCCGGCGCCCGAGGTGATCCCTCCGGCCGACGTCCGGCAGGACATCACCGAGGCCGGCGCGGTCACGTTCGACCGCGAACCGCCGCCCGCCATTGAATCTCAGGTGCTAGCGAATCCCGAGATGGTGGAGCAGATCCGGGATGGACTGGCCAGTGAACAGAGGGTCAGTCGACCGGCTGTGGACATCGGGCCCATTGCTGACGCGGTCGACCACCACACCCCCGGCCGGCTGGTGGTCGGGGTGGACCCGGCCACCGACGACGGTGGCGTGGTGGTGTTCACCCCCGAGATGATCGACGGCGCGATCGACCCCGGCCTCCCGGACGTCACCATGTCGATCATCCCCGCCGACGGGGGCCCGGCCGAGATCCTGCCGGCGCCGACCGTCGAGACGTTCGACGCCGAGCCCGACCCGCAGTGGTGTGCCGGCTCCGGCTCGGCCGTCGGGCCGACCGACGCCAATCGGGCAAGCGTGATGTGCCACGTGTGCACCGTGCTGGTCGACGTCGACGACGCCGGGTTCCTCGAGCAGCATCCGGCGAGCGACCCGATCTAGGATCGACGGCGGCGAGACGTACGCGACGCCTCCGGGCGTCCACCCCTACCCACATAGCGGCGCGGGTCTCGGCCCCGTGCCCACCGTGCAAAGTCCTCGGCCCCGGCCATCACGGTCCGGGGCCGAGGCGCGCTCCGGGCGGTAGCGTCCCCGCGGTGGGCTGCTGTGACGGAACGCCTCTGACCTCCCCCGACTATCAGACGCTGTCGGAGACCGTCGGCCGGGTCGACGCCCTCGAGTACGGCACCGACCTGGTCCACCACTGGGGAACCGACGGGTGGGGCCCGTTCGCCCCGGTCCTCATCAACGCCGATGACGCCCAGGTGTTCGCCACCACGGTCGTGACCGGGTCGGGGGTGATCACCGGGACGCAGGCCGGCGACGGCAACATGCGCGTCGCCTACGTCCGTGAGTGCACCGAGTGGACCGATAGCGAGATGACGTCGCTAATCGTCGGGCCGGCCGGCTGGAACACGATTAACGCCCAGCAGGGCCACCTACACCGGGTGCGCGAGGTGTCGCCCGGGCTGTGGGAAGGCATCGCCGTGTGGACCGCGGTCGTCGGTGGCGATTACAGCCTGATCAACACCCGGGGCGTGCGGTTCGACGGGGCGACGCTGTTCCAGTCCGACGGGGACCTAGCGACCTCGGCCGACAGCTCGAGCCTTGATCGGGGCCTACGTGTCGAGGCCCGCCAGCGGTTCAACTTCGTGTCATGGTTCAACGAGTACCGGGTCTCGCCGCTGCACCTCTGGGGCCTGGCCGTCGGCGACATCGTGACCATCACCAGCGTGAGCGGGACGGGGTTCAACGAGACCGGCGTGGCGGTAGCGAACGCCGACCGGGTGGGTGGTGTCGTCCAGGTCGGCGACCCCTCCGACACGACCACCGTGGCCTACGCCATCACCCCCGGCGGTCTGATCGTCCCGTCGGGGATCCACGCACAGAAACGGTGGGCCCCGTTCTGGCTGTCGACCCGGGTCGTCGGTGGGACGGCCTCGGCGGCGACGGTGGAATGGCTGCGCTGGCGCTACGGCGAGCCCCGCCCGGACTGGTCCGATGCCCGGGTGCAGCGCCGGGCGATCGCCTCTAACGCCAACGTGCCGGCGCTCGCGACCGGGCCCGGGCTGTGCGGTCTGTGGGGCGCGCACTTCACCGGCGGGAGCTCGGGAGCGTACGGGCAGGCCCGGTTCCGTGAGGTGTGCCGGCCCACGTAAGCGCGCTGGCGCGGGTGGTGTTAGCGCGCTACAATCAAGGCATGACGAGCACCGCTTCCCCCTCCCAGATCGTTAAGTGCAAGGGCTGTGGTTGCCCGCTGCACGTGTCGACCACCACCGGTGTCTGCTCGGACTACTGCGCCGCCGACGTCGAGGCCGCCGACCGGGTGGCCACCGCTGCTGCGGCCCTCGCCGCCGAGGCCGTCGAGATGGGCGCTGAGACCATCGCCGACATGGCCGAGCAGATCGACGAGAACGAGGCCGTGGACGCCGCTCTCGCCTCGGTGGGCGTCACCCTCGACACCGTCCCCTGCTCCGTGTTCATGGAGATGGTGGGGCACGTGATCGCCGCCGCCGACGTCGCTCTCGCCGAGGGCCCCCGATGACCACCGACCGGACCGTGGCCGCCGAGGCCCGCTTCGTGGAAGAGGGCCACCGCGCCTACCTCGGCCGTGACGAGACCGGCCCGTTCGTGCGGGTCGTGTCCGACACCCTCGGCCAGCGCGGGATCGCCTACAAGGTCCGCGCCGTGGCCTCGGGCCCGGGTCTCCCCCTCGTGTTCGACTGCACCCCCGACGGCGACGTCGGCACCGACGGCCACCGGCACCTCTCCCGTGTCGACGGCCGCCCCACCTGCAAGCACGCTGCAGGCGCGGCCCGGCGCATGGAGCGCGAGGGCCTCGCCCGCTTGATCCCCGCCGGGGTCCACGGGTCCGCTGTGATCCGTGACAGCCGGTGGGTGGCCACCGCTAAGGCGTGCCCTCCCCCTGCCCCGCCCACCGACGACCCGTTCCGAGGGTTCCCCACATGAGACTCCCCGCCCTGACCGTCGCACTTGCCGTTGCCTTGCTCGGCGCATGCGGCACCGACCCGATCGACGACGCCCACGAGGCCGACACCCGAGCGACCGCGTGCACGATGGTGAACGGCACGCTCGCCGACGCCAGCGAGAACGCCCAGACGACCACGGTGGCCTCGGTGCTCGACGGGATCGACAACGCCGGGATCGTGGCTGCCGGGATGGACGACCGCCGGCTCATGGAGGCGCTGGCCGACCTGTCCGTCGCTCTGGAATACGCCGACGAGCCCGGCGCGATCGAAGCGGCCGAGCGGGTCGATCGGCTGTGCGTTGGGTAACTCCGCCACCCGCGCCCGGGTACGGCGACACCGGCTCCTGACGAAGGCCCTCGACGTGGCCATCGGCATGGAGCCGGTCGTCACCGCGTCGGACCTGCACGCCCTCGCCCGCCGGGTGCAGGCCGAGCTGGCCGCCCGTGGCCTAGAGATCGCCGACGTCGGCGGCCAGCAGGTCGACGACGACACCGCCCACCGACAGGAGACCACCCCGTGCTCGTGATCGGCCTCGTGGCGCTCGCCGCCGTGCTGGCGGTGTGCGTGGTGTACCTCGCCGCGACCGTCATCCGTGACATCCGGCGGGGCCCGTGACCACCGCGACCGTCGATCTGTTCGGCGGCCCGGGCGGGTGGGCCCTCGCCCTCGACGACCTCGGCCTCGACGAGATCGGAGTGGAGTGGGACCCCGGCGCGTGTGAGACCCGCCGGGCCGCCGGCTGGCCCGTGGTCCGTGCCGACGTCGCCGACCTGGACCCCACCTCGTTCGCCGCCCAGCACGGGGTCGACGTCGACGGGCTCATCGCCTCGCCCCCGTGCCCGCTGTACTCGGCGGCCGGCGGGAAGCAAGGCCGGCTCGGGTTCGGGATCATGGCCGCCGCCATCCGCGAGATGCCGGCCAGCTCGACGCACGAGGTGATCGCCGCTGCCCGCCGGCTGCTCGCCGTCGAGCTGTGCCCCGTGGTCGCCGAGGCGCACCCCGAGCTAGACGACTACGCCCTTCCCCTGCCAGGCGTTCCCACGCGGGTGGAGGCCGAGGCCGAGCGCATGGCCCGGGAAGCGTCGCTCGTGCTCGAGCCGCTCCGGTGGGCGATCGCGCTCCGCCCGAAGTGGATCGCCCTCGAGCAGGTCCCGCCGGTGCTGGTGCTGTGGGAGGCCATGGCCGAGGCGCTGCGCCGGGTCGGCTACCAGACCGCGACGGGTGTCCTGAACGCCGCCGACTACGGGGTCCCCCAGACTCGCCGCCGGGCCATCCTGGTGGCGCGCCTCGGCGACGACCCGGTGGCTATGCCGGCGCCGACGCATGACCGTGAGGCCACCGCCGGCCGGGCCCGGTGGGTGTCCATGGCCGCGGCGCTCGGGTGGGGCGGCGAGAACGTCGACCAGCCCGCCCGCACGCTCGCCGGTCACCGCTCGCCCCGATGGATGCACCCCAGCTCCGGCGACGACCGCCGCGGCCGGGTCGTGGTCCCGGTGGTCGACCCCGACCGGTGGGAGGTGCGGGACATGCGGGGCGCCGGGATCACCGAACGCCACGGCGCCCGCCCGGGCCGGTCGCTCGACGAGCCCGCCCCCACGGTGCGGGCCGGTGGTGGTGGCCACGCCTCGCCGGGCTGGCAGCTGTCGGAGCGCCAGTCGAACGGGGCGACCAGGGCGGCCGACGAGCCCGCTATGACCATCACCGCGAGCGCCGATAACGGGAACTTCCGGTTCACGCTGAACACCGGGCGGGACTGGAAACCGGGCGGGACCCGTGACGACGCCCAGCAGATCGACGACGACGAGCCGGCCCCGACGTTCTCGAGCACGAACGGCCGGGGGTGGTGGCTTACCCGACCGGCGACCACCGTGGCCGGTGACTCCCGAATCTGGCCGCCCGGGCACAAGGTCAACGCCGACGACGTCCGCCGGCTAGGTGCCGACGAGGCCGCCGAGCGCTACGGCGACCGCGCTGGCACGCAGGCGATCCGCCTCGAGGTGCACCACGCCCTCGTGCTGCAGGGGTTCCCTGCCGGCTACCCGGTGCAGGGCAACCGGACTGAGCAGTTCCAGCAAGTCGGCAACGCGGTACCGCCGCCGCTGGCGTGGCATGTGATCCGGGCAGCCCGCGGCGAGTGCTAGCGCGCTAACGTTGCTGGCATGTTCCCGATCCTGCTGTCCAGTCTCACCATCGGGGCCCTAGCGGTCACGTGCGTGGTGCTGGCGTCTGAGCTCGCCGAGACCCGCCACCGGCTCGGCCTCGTCACCCCGGCGCCGTTCCGGCCGTTCACCTACCTGGAACCGCCGGCCGCCGACTGGCCCGAGCCCGAGCCGCTCCCCTACTGGGCACGGCCATCAACCCGGCTCATCCCGGTGGCCGATGTCCAGGGCGCTGCGTTCGACGCTCACCGCCGGCTGTGCCCCCAGATGGTCCGGGTACGCACCGTCCGGCCCGCGCCGGTGCCGGTGCCGTCTCTGACGTGGGTGGGTGGCGTGCGTGTCCCGGTCGGGTCGTTCGACGCCCCGCCCCCGGTCGACGTCCTGGAATGGCCGGACCCCGTCGACGTCGCCGCCCGGCCGCTGGTCCTCGCTGCGCTGGCCGAGGCCATCGCCCGGTTGGCGTCCGAGCGGCTGCCCGTAGCAGCCTGACGCCCCCGCCCAACACCCCACCGAAGGAAGGACCCGCCCGCATGGCTGCTGACGGCCACGGTAACGACGCCGACCGCCACACCTACCCGGCCCCGCCCCCGCAGCTCGTGATCTCGGAGGGCGGCCCGCCGGTGCGGAACCCCCCGCCCGGCTGGCCGAAGGACACCCCGCCCGATGAGTGACGACGAGCTGCTCGGCGCTATCCCGCGGGGTGGCGTCCGATGGGACCAGCCGGGCGCCGACGCCCGAGCGGATCTGCTCAACACGGTGGGCCGCATGGCGCACGCCTCCCGGAACCGCCACCTCCCCGACCATCTCTTCCCGTGCATCCTCGGCGTGGGTGGCTGCGTGGTCCAGCACGGCCCCCTGCCGGCCCCCCTCGTGGCCTCCGGCGGGTGGTGCGCCCCCGTCGTCGACCCGGCCTACGACATATGGTCCGTCGAGCAGTGGCGCACCCGTGACCGGCCCTGGTCGGCCCATGTCGACGTCGACCGGTGGCTGTTCCCCCGCTCGGCCCGAGCCGCCGCTCGGGTCGGGGAGTACCGCTACCGCGTCCGCGCCTCGGGACGGTTGGCCCGGCAGGCGTTCCGCATGCTCGTTCGCCCCCTGGACCACGGCGACGACCCCGAAGGCGACGAATGAGGCCGCCTGTCACTATCGCCGAGGTGTGCGGGTGGGACGACTGCACGCACCCCTGGGGTGACCATCCCCCGAAGGTCGACCCCGCCGAGCTGCAGGCGACCGTGTGGCCGTGCGACGCGCCCGGGTGCGGCTGCCAGGACTTCGCCCGGGCCGGCTCGGTGCGCCAGCTCGGCGGCGACCTCGACATCGTCACCCACCTAGGCGACGTCCGGGCCAACTAGTGACCGCGAGCCTGGCCGAACGCTGGGCCGCGCAGCCCGTCGACGAGCACGACACCCTCCTCGAGCAGCTCACCGAGCCCGAGCTAGAGGCCCTGCTCGTCGACTGGCATTTCTGGGGCCGGCCCGAGCAGCTCGCACCCGACTGGCTGTGGCGCTGGTGGCTGCTGCTCACCGGCCGCGGGTGGGGAAAGAACCGCACCGGCGCCGAGTGGGTGGTCGACCGGTGCGAGCTGTTCGCCGCCGCCGGCCTCGAGCACCTGGTCGGCCTCATCGGTCAGAACAATGACGACGTCAAGGCCCTGCAGATCCGCGGGGTCTCGGGCATCCGCGAGGTGGTCCGCCGGCGCGGGCACCGGTGGAAGGGCGCCGACGGCAGCCTTACCCCCGAGATCGGGGTCCTGCGCCCTGGTGGCGACCCGAGCGACCCGGCCGACTGGCACTGGACCGCCGTCGAGGTGCACTCGGCCATGGAGCCCGAGGGGCCTCGAGGCCGGAACTTCCACACCCTGTGGATAGACGAGCTCGCAGCGTTCAAACACAAGACAGACGCCGCCGGCAACACCGTGTTCAGTAACGCCGAGCTGGCGCTACGTGGCACGTGCCCCCCCGGCATGATCCCCCAGGGCGTCGTCACCACGACCCCGAAACCGGTCCCGGTGATCCGGGACCTGCTCGCCAGCAAGCACGGGCCCACCCACGTGACCCGCGGCAGCATGTACGACAACCGGGCCAACCTCCCGACGTCGTTCATCGACGCTGTGGTGGGCCGGTACAAGGGCACCCGCCTCGAGGCGCAAGAGATCCTCGGCATGGTCATCGACAGCGTCGAGGGCGCGCTGTGGACCCCCGAGCTAATCCACCGGTGGCGCCTCCGGTCGATCGACGAGGTACCCCCGCTCGAGCGGGTCGTGGTCGGGGTCGACCCGTCCGGGTCCGACGCTCACGGCGACACGTGCGGGATCGTGGTGGCCGGCCTGTCGTCCAAACCCGACCGGCGTGGCCTCCGGCACTTCTATACCCTCGACGACTGCTCCGACGAGAACCGCCCCGAGGTGTGGGCGAGGGCTGCTGTCGACGCCTACCACGCGTGGGGCGCGGAGGCGATCGTGGCCGAGGTGAACTTCGGTGCGGCGATGGTCGCCGACGTGATCCACCTCACCGACCGGACGGTGAAGGTGCGTGAGGTGCGCGCCAGCAAGGGCAAGCGGATCCGGGCCGAGCCCGTCGCCCTGCTGTACGACCCCGGCCAGGGCCGAGCTCACCACGTCGGGACGCTCCCGCTGCTCGAGGAACAGATGGCGTACTGGACCCCGAAGGATCCGACGTCCCCGGACCGCCTCGACGCGCTGGTGTGGGCGGCCTCGGATCTCATGCCGGACCTGACGATTCCGCCGGCCGACTACGCGAAGGGCTGGGCCGAGCGCCGGCTCGACGCTGCGGCGTGACGCTGGTCCCGTTGCCCCGGGACCGTTGCCCGGACTGCGGCCGGTCGACGTCGACGACGTGCGCCGGTCAGGCTGCTCTCTTCCGTCACGGTGGCTATGGGCACACCCGGGTGACGTGGTGGCGGTGGTGTCCGTGCGGGTGGGTGCTGGCCGCTGCTGTCACCTCCACCCGTTAGCGCGCTTGCCTCCCGTGGCGTAGCGCGCTAACATCATGGACATGACGAGCACCCCGAACACCGCCCCCGACTTCGACGCCATGGCCGACGCGCAGGGCCTCACTCCCGCAATCGACGCCCTGACCGCCGCCGAGATCACCCACTACGTCACCCACACCGGTGGCGGTTGCATGGTCGTGGAAGTCCCCCTCGACGTGGACTACGCCGCCGACGGGACCCCGGTCTACGACGGGTACGTCAGCGTTTCGGCCGACATGATCGACGCCTCCGGGTTCTCCGTCGTGCTCATGTCCGACGAGGCCGCCGAGGGCAACGCCGAGCCGGTCGACCTCGCCGAGCAGACCGACGCCGCTGGCGTGGTCGCTCTGGTGTCCGCTCGGCTCATCGCCGAGGCCGACGCCGCCGACGAGGCGTGGCCCGCCCCGAGCGGACACACCGCCTGACCGCCCCCACCCGCTGCGCCCGGGCCGCCCCCTCCCGCCGAGGGACGGCCCGGGTGTTAGCGCGCTTGCCCACGGTCGGGCAGCGCGCTAACATGAGGGCATGACGAGCACCACCCCCGCCGCCCGCCTCTTCACCGTGCTGGGCACCACCGAGGACGTCACCGACTGCCAGCTGTGCGGCCGGTCCGATCTCCGGGGCACGATCGCCCTGCAGCCCGTCGACGTCGACGGCACCCCCGACGGCGAGCCCGTCTACTACGGGTCCGACTGCGGCGCCCGCGCCGCCGGGTGGGGCCTCGGCGCTGGCTCCCAGCTGCGTGACGCCGCCCTCGCCGCCGACCGCAAGGCCGCCGCCGCCGACGAGCTGGCCGCCGAACGCCGCGCCGCCTACACCATCGCCGAGGTGGCCCTCTCCCACTACGACTGGGAGAGGCCCGAGCTGCAGCGTGCCCAGCGCACCTTCCACGCCTCCGGCGGGTTCGACGCCCTCGGCCCGATGTCCGCCTGGGTCGCCCACGTCGCCGCTACCGGCGACCTCGGCCGATGAGCACCGACCGCACCGCCGTGACCGTGGCCACGAACACCCGGCCCGAGGGCGTGACCTACCGGTACGCCGACCTACGCGACGCACGCTCGCAGGCCCGGGCGTGGGTGGCCCTCGGGATCCGCATGGCCCGCACCGGCACCCACTGGACCGACGTCGAGCACATCGGCCGCCGGTGGAAGGTCCGGGGCCATGACGACAGGAACGTCCTCGTGGCCGAGATCGACCCGGCTGGCCGCCGTCGGGTGTGGTCGTCGGTCGACGTGCGGGCCGCCGCCGAGGCGCTCTACCCGCGCCCGTCCCGGTGAGCTACCGCCCCCGCCACCTCGCCCCCCGGCGTGACCGCCGGCTAGCGGGCTGGCTCGTCACCATCGGGGTGCTGCTGGTGTCCCCCGGGGTCGGTATGGCCATAGCGGCCGTGCTCGTGCCCCGCCCCGTCTAAGAAATCTCGGGGATCTCGCGACGATTCCGGCATAGGACCGCATAGACCGTGGGCGTACAACCGGATCCTTTAAGTCGCCAGCGCGCTTACGTGCGTGACCCGCGTTCGGCCGGGTAGACCCGTGGGCATGAGCGACACCGACGCCACCGATCCCACCACCGCCGGCAGCATGGCCAACGCCGCCCAGAACGCCGGTTACCCGGCCACGGCCGGCGACGTCGACCGGTCGACCGGTCTCCCCGTCGAGGGCCACAGCGTGGCCAGCACCGACCCGACCGCCGACGCTTCCGCGGCCGACGTCGTGGCGTGGCTCGACGCCGACGGCCTCGACACCGACGAGCGGGAGCGCCGCGCCGGCCACGCCGAGCAGCTCGTCGACGGGCACCGCGGCGACGACCGCAAGTCCGTGAAGTCGGCGATCCGCCGGGCCCGGGCCTGACTCTGTTAGCCCGCTACGGTGGGGTGATGACAGATCACCCCACCACCCCGGCCACCGTCGAGGACACGCTCGCCGCCGCCCGGGTAGCCATGCTCACCGCCCTTGAGGATCACACCAGCTCGCTAGGCGCTGTCGACCTCGAGGGCCTCGTGCCCGTCATGGACGCCCTCGGGATCCCCACGGGCAAGATGGGCGAGGACGTGCGGGCAGCAGCCGAGGCGCCGGCCGAGCCCGAGGCCCGGCTGTCGCTGAACGGCGACGAGGGCATCAACGCCCGGCTGTGCCGCGCCCTCGGCGTCGACCCGAACCGGCACGTCGGCTACCGCCTCACCGTGATGGGCGGAGAGTTCCCCGCTATGGAGGTGTTCCAGCTCCCGCCGATGACCGGCGACGGGATGTTCTCCGACTCGGGCCCGGTCGCCCTCGAGGATCTGGTGGCCGACGGCGCCCGGATCGTGCCCCCGCACCTGGCCCTGTCCGAGTTCGCGCTAGCGAAGCTGCTCGACGCTCACGCCACCCTGCAGAACCTCTGCGCCTCGCCGGTCTCCACTGACGGCGAAGAGATCGCCGAGCTACGGCGCCAACAGTTCTGGGCGTTCTCGGCGCTCGAGGCCGCCCTGTCGGGGTGGGGCGAGGCCGGCGCCCCGGACCCGAAGGTCGTCGCCGTGGTCACAGCGGTCGTCGACGAGCACGGGGTGTCGTTCACCGCCGAGACGCCCGACGACATCGGGATCGAAGAGGGCACCGAGGTGGAGTGCTACCTCGTCCCCGTCGTCGAGCCCCACGACGTCGAGCCCGGGGACCAGCCGGTCCCGCCCGCAGACCCGGCGTAGCACCCTGACCAGCGAGAGGGCCTCGGCGTAGGATGCCCGCCGATGGCCCTCTTGCTGCTGGTCGCTCTGGCCCTTACGTCGTACCGGGTGACCCGCCTCCTGGTCGTCGACGAATTCCCACCTATCAAGGTGCAGCGCGTGCGCCTCGCGGAACGGTGGGGGCCCGAGTCCTCCTGGACGTACCTCTCTCGCTGCCCGTGGTGCGCCGGGGTGTGGGTGTCGGGTCTGCTCACCCTCGCCACGTGGCTAGCGGTCGACAGCGTCCCGGTGCCGTTCCTCATGTGGGGCGCAGCCGCAGCGGTCTCCGGGTTCGTGTCGGCCGTCGAGCCCGAGGGTTGACCGGTGGGCGACCGGCTCCCGATCGAGACCCCGGCCCCGTCCCGCGCCGGGCGCATGCTCACCGCCGCCGCCCGCATCCTCGAGCCGAACCGGGTCGACGCTCCGCACGCCTACCCGTGGCACGACGAGGCGTGGCGCATGCGGAACACCACCGGCGAGATCCGGTTTGCCGAAATGTGGTTGTCGTCGGTGCTGTCGCGGTGCCGTCTGTTCGCCGCGATCCGCACGGCACCTGACGCCGAGCCCGAGCCCGTCGAGGACGGGATCGCCGCCGAGCTCATGGCCAGGTTTGCCGGCGGGGTGGGCGGCCAGGCCGGGTTCCTCCGCATGTTCGCCCCGCAGCTCCTCACTCCCGGCGTCGGGTACATGGTCGGGATCCCCTCGGTGCTCACCGCCGACCGGTGGACCGTGCACAGCGCCGACGAGATCCGGCTGTCGTCCGCGTCGCACCCCGAGTTTCCCGGCGTCCCGCTCTGGGAGGTACGCCGAGGCGAGGGCCCCCAGGACTGGGAGGTGATGCCCCCGGGCACCCTCGCGGTGAAAGGCCACCGCCCGCACCCGCGGTACTCGTGGGACCCGGACTCCCCGGTTCGTGGCGCCCTGCCGATCCTCCGGGAGCTGACGCTGCTCACGCAGCACGTCGAGGCCATGGCGACCAGCCGCCTGGCCGGCGCCGGCATCTTCGCCATGGACGCCGGGATTCAATTCCCCCAGGGCTGGGACAAGTGGGTGGAGGAATTCCTAGCCACGGTCACTAAGCCGATCCGTGACCGAATGCTGGCCGGTGCTTACGCCCCGTTCCCCCTGCGGGTGCCGTTGGCTAAGGGCGAGAAAATCGCCGACAAGCTGCACCACCTCATGTTCAACACCCCGTTTGACGAGCACTCCATGGAGCTACGGGGCGAGGCCCTCAACCGGCTGGCCACGGCCATGGACATGCCGGCGAAGATTCTCACCGGGGAGTCGTCGAACCACTGGGGCGATTGGCACGTCGACGAGCAGGGCATAACGATCCACGCCGAGCCGAACCTCGAGCTGATTTGCGAGGCGCTCACGATCGGATATCTGCGCCCGGGGATGCTGCTCGGCGAGCGCCGGCTAGCGGCCGAGGCCGCCGGTCCGAACGTGGTGCAGCTCCGTGAGGCGATCCGGCCCGAGCCCGGCCAGCCCGAGCTAATCGTTTGGTACGACACCAGCGACCTGCACACCCAGCCGGACACCGCCGGGAACGCGTTGCAGCTCCACGAGCGCCTCGTGATCGACGACGACGACCTCCGCACCGGGACCGGGGTTGTCGGCCAGGCCCCCGAGGGCGACGCGCTCGCACGCATGGTGTGGGTGAAGATGCTCGACAGCAACGACCCCGCCATCGTGCGCAAGGCGCTGGTGCAGCTCGGCCTAGCCGAGGAGTCCGACTTCCCCGCCGCGCCGGTGCCCGTCACGGCCCCGCCGGCCGAGGCCCCCGCCGATGACGAGGCCCCAGCCAACCCCGGCGGCCCGCCTGGCACCGAGGGCGACCCCGAGCCCCGCCGCATCGCTCCGCCGGGCCAGGCCCCGGCCCGGGCCCCGGCCGCCGCGGCAGGGCTGGTGTCGGCCGAGGCGCTCATGGTCGCCGCCGACGGGCTCGTGTTCCGGGCGCTCGAGAAGGCCGGGAACCGGTTGCGTCAGGCCATGCGCCGCGTGCCCGGTGGGCCCCCGGACTGCGCGGCCGTGATGGTCCACACCGAGTGCAACGCCGGTCGGCATCGCTCGGCCGACGCGCTGCTCGAGGGCGCATGGGACCGGCTCCCCGAGATCGCCGCCCGGATCGGTGAACCGGCCGACGCCCTGCAGGCCGTCCTCGACGACTACGCCCGGACGCTCATACAGACGCGGCTACCGCACTCGTGGGACATGCTCGCCGTGGCCCTCGGCGTCGACGGGGAGCTCGCAGCATGACGAGGGCCGCCCACCTCGCTGCTGTGCGGGAGCTAGAGGCCGCGGCCGACGGGCTCGTGTTCGACGCTCTGTCCTCGGTGCTGGCCCGGGTGGCCGGCGGCCTGGCAGCTGTGACCGCCGCAGCCGACGACGCGCCGGCCGACCCGCTGATCTCGGTGGACGACACGGCCCGCCTGCCGGTGGAGTGGACGCTAGAGATAGACGGGCGGTTGCTCCCCTGGTATCGGGAGGTGTACGACGCCGGGGCCGGCGCAGCGCTCGAGCAGGTGGCCGAGATGCGCCGCCCGGCGGACCTGCTGCCCGAGGTGGCCGACGACGTGGCCGACGACATGCCGGGAGATATGCCGGCCGACGAGCGGGCCGAGCTGCTGGCCCGCCGGGCCGACCCCGAGCTGATCGACCCCGAGGACGTCGCCGACGGGCCCGAGCTCGACAGGCGCGCCCCGTTCGTAATCGACACCGACCGGGATCCGCTGCTGCTGAACGACTCGGCGACCCGGCACCTAGCCGGCGCCCGCAACCGGTTCCTCGAGGTGGGCGACGACATCTGGTCCGACGCCCGGGAAGCGCTACTCGACGGCATGGCGCGGGGCGACGGGATCGAGGCCATGCGCCGCCGTTTCGAGCAGGTCGTCGACGTCGGCCGGGCGAAGGCCTCGGCGATCGCCCGCACCGAGGTGATCTCAGCAGCGAACGCCGGGAGCACCGCGCAGGTGCGGGCGATGGGCGCCGCCGCCCCGAATTACAAGCAATGGCTCAGCACGATGGACGGCCGGACCCGGCCGACGCACCGCCACGCCGATGGCCAGGTCGTCGAGCTGTCGGCGAAGTTCGCCGTCGGGAGCGACTCGCTCGACTACCCCGGCGACCCCGAGGGCGCGAACCGTGAGGTGATCAACTGCCGGTGCACGGTCCTCTACGTGGACGACCCGGCCGGCGAGGATCTCGGCGCGGTCCCCGGCCGGCAGCGTGGCGGCGTCGACGAAGAGACCGGCGAGATCGCCCCTGCTGCGTCGGTGGTGACGGCGGCTGCTGTCCCGGCGCCCGACCAGGTGGACAGCACCACCGGCGAGCCCTTCACCACGGGCATGGTCGCTCTGATCCCCTCCGACGCCGACCTCGAGCGCCTCGCCGGTGTGGGCGAGCCCGTCGAGGCGCTGCACCTGACCCTGCTGTACCTCGGCGAGTCGGCCGACATGCCCGAGGCTGTGGCCGCCGGGTTCCTCGAGGCCGCCGAGCAGACCACCGCCACGATGCCGGTCCTGGTGGCCGAGGCGTTCGGCGCGGCGGTGTGGAACCCCTACGGCGACTCCCCGTCGCTGGTCCTGAACATCGGCGGCGAGGGCCTCACGGCCGCTCGGGACTGGACCTACGACCTGGCTGTCGACGCTGTCCAGGCCGCAGCGGAGGCCACCGAGGACGGCCTACCCGGGTGGGAGCTGCCGGCGCAGCACGTCCCGTGGGTGGCGCACGTGTGCCTGGCCTACGCCGATGACCCCGGGATCCTCATGCCCGAGGCCCTGGCCCGCCTCGGCCCGATCCGTTTCGACCGCATGCGCGTGGCCCTCGGTGGCGAGGCGTACGACTTCCCCCTGCTCGACACGTCCGTCGAGATGTCCGGCGCTGGCATACAGACCGACGTTGCAACCGGAGGCCCCGAGATGACCGACCCGGCGAACCCCGAAGAGGTGATCGAGCCCCTGCCCGGTGAGCACTTCCACGCCATCGGTCACGTGCAGGGGGTGAGCACCGGCCGCCGGACCTTCACGAACACCGAGTGGCGGTCCCCGCCGTTCGCGTTCCACTGGCAGCGCAGCAGCTCGGCGCACGGTGGCACCCCCGAGGTGCTGCAGGCCGGCCTCGTCACCCGGGTGGTGGTCGCCGGTCCCACGATGCACATGTTCGGGCCGCTCGACATCGCCGGGCCCGTGGGCGCCGAGTACGCCCGCCAGCTCGTGACGGGGTTCGCCCGGTGGGTGTCGATCGGCCTCGACGAGCAGCCGGTGAAGGTCACCTACGTCTGGCCCGACGGCACCGAGGGCGACGACCCCCTCGCCTCTTTCGAGGAACCCTCACAGATCATCTTCGACGGCGGGACCATCGGTGAGCTGACGGGCACGAGCATCCCCGCGCAGGCCGACGCCACGATCGAGGCGACGCCCGAGCTCATCGCCGCCATGGGCGGAACGGCGCCGGCCGAGCAGCCCGAGCCCGACGAGCCCGAGGACGACGAAGAGGACGACGAGCGGCCCCCGCTCGAGCTGGCCGCCGGTGCGCGCCCGGGCCGCGCACGCCCCACCCCGATGCTGCGGGTCGCCGCTTCCGTCGCGCGGTCGGGCCGCGCAGCAGGGCACGGGTTCGCCGACCGGGTGCAGGCCCTGACCGCCGCGGCGTACCGCATGGAGATCCCCGACCTACCGCCGGCCGAGTGGTTCGACGAGCCCCCCCACGATCTCCCCATGGAGGGCGCGCTCAACGTCGACGACAACGGCCGGATCTGGGGTCTGCTCGCCCCCCTCGGTGTGAACCACCGGGCCTACGCGAAGTCGTACCAGCGTCAGGAGGTGCCGTTCGGGAACGTCGACTACGACCGGTTCAACGGCGCCGGCGCGCTCACCGCTGCCGGCCGGGTCCCTGCCGGTGCGCTCACCATGGATTGCGGGCACGCCCCGCAGTGGCGGCCCGACGGCGAGGCCGGCCCGGCCCACTACGACAACGCGTGTTCGATCATCGGCGCGGTGCGGGCCGGGGAGTCCACCCGCCCGGGTCTGCGTGGGGTGTGGATCGCCGGGGCGCTCATGCCCGGGGTCAAGCCCGACCAGGTGGCCCGCATGCTGGCGTGCCGGTGCTCCGGGGACTGGCAGCCTCACGGCGACAAGGTGGGGTGGTCCGAGCTGATCGCGTGTCTGCTGGTCCCGTCGCCGGGGTTCGCCACGGGTGGGATGGAAGCGAGCTACTCGCCCGGTGGTGTCCTGGTGGCCTCGAGCGTTCCCGTGCACCTGGCCGAGGCGCCGGCTCGGGCGCCGCTGGCGTCGGTCATCGACCACATCGCGGCGACGGCGGGGGCCACTCCGGCGGCCCGTATCGCCGACATCGCTGCAACGATCCGGGAGGACTGAGCCATGGCGTGTGGAGGTTGCGGAGGTGCCCGCCTGTCGAGCCCGCTCACATCGGGAGACTTCGCGACGGCGGCCGAGCCGGTGACGGCGGAAACCGCGTCGTTCAAGGTGATCACCGACGACTACGAAGCGGGCGACCCCGCCTCCGGAGTGGAAGAGTCCGGGGTCACCTACCACGCTTCCTACCGTGCGGCCCGGATCCACCAGGTGCAGCACGGCGGGAAGTTGCGGGCCACATGACAGGAGACACCAGCGATGCAGCAACCGGCACGCCATGAGGCGCAGCGCGGTGCAGCGTGAAGCGATCGCCCATCCGGACCCTGTGGGCGAATTGGCCAACGCTGCGGGGCATGGCCTCGTGGGTCGTGGGGGCGTACTGGGGGAACATCGTGATTCACGACCCGGGCCCGACCGACTGGGGCAACGTGCTCCTGGTGGCCGGGGCCATGGCTCTCCCGGTGGCCGAGCGGATCGACGCTCGCCGTCACCTCGAGCGGATCGCCCCGGCGGTCGTGGCGGGGTTGTCGTCGAACGGGAGCGGCGACAGCCCGAGCCCGGGCCCGGCCGAGGCCGCCACCCGCTAGCGGTGTGGGTGCGGTCGCATCGGGCCGAGGCTGCGCTCGGGGCGACCATGGCCGCGGTGGCCGTGTCCAAGGCCTGCGAGGCCCTGGCCTAGGATCACCGTCCCGTAGTTGGGAACGTGCGAGCAGCCACCGGGAGCGCGAGCCCGGTGGCTGTCTCGCGTCTGGGGCACGTTGCGCGCTCCGCGCCGGTCGTGCATACTGCGCGGCAGCCCCGCTCGTGATCTGGCCTAGCCGGTCCCCCGGGTGAGATAGCTCGGCCTAGTCGAGTCGCCACCGTTCACCACGCGCCCGCTGCGCGTGTCGACCGAAGGACCGACCGACTCATGGCCCCTCGCCCCACCTCCACCAGTGACACCGACGCGGCCACCGGTGGCGACTCTGACGAGCTGACCCTCCCCGAGGATCTGACCACCCTCGACGAGGACGCGCTGGGCACCGCCCGCGAGTCCTACGGCGCCGAGATCGCCCGTATCCGCGACCTCGAGGCCCCCACGGCCGAGGACGCCGCCCGCATGGCCGAGGTGGCCGCCGCCTATCAGGCCCTCGGTTCCGAGCGCACCCGCCGGGACGACGAGGCCGCCGCCACCCGCCAGCAGATCGCCGAGGCCGCCGCCGTGCTCGAGGACGCCCCCGCCGACGGTGAGACCGTCGAGGGCGACGGCACCGAGGGCGACCCCGCTCCCGTCGAGGCGCCGGCCGACGCTCCCGCCGAGGCGCCCGCCGAGGCTGCCCCCGTGAGCGGCGAGCTGGTCGCCGCATCGGCCAACCGGTGGCCGGCCGTCCCGCGCCGGGCCACCCTGAACCGCCCCATGAGCCTGGCCGACATCGCCGGTGAGGCGAACGGCGGCCAGTACAGCGCCGAGCTCGCCGCCATGGGGATCCACGGCACGGCCGCCATGCCGTCCCGCCCTGCCTCGGCGCCCGAGCCCCCCGAGCTGGTCATCAACGCCGAGGCCGGTGTTCCCGGCATGGGCAACGGCGAGCGGATCGAGACGAACGAGGCCCTGGCCGCTGCGTTCATGGACGTGGCCGGCGGCCTCGGCGTCACCCGTGGCGCCCCGGTCAAGGCGCCCGTTGCCTCCATGCGCCGGAGCTACGCGGCCGACTACCAGGAGATGCCCGACCCCCGCGAGCTGCAGCGGGTCCTCCGGGAGATCGTGAACCCCACCCGGACCGTCGCGGGCATGTCCGCCCTCGTGGCCGCCGGTGGCTGGTGCGCCCCCTCCGAGATCCGCTACCAGTTCTTCGACATCTCCGGCGGCCCGACCGTGTGGGACGCCCCCCAGGTCGGCATCAACCGCGGTGGCCTCCGCTGGCCGATCTCGCTCAGCCTCGCCGGGTTCTTCGGGATCTCCGGCACCCCGCCCTCGGGTGTGCCCTCGGCCGCCACCATGCCGTGGCTGTGGACGGAGGCCGACGACCTGGCCACCATCACCGGCAGCGGGGCAAAGCTGTGCCTGCGGCCCCCGTGCCCCAGCTTCGACGAGCGCCGGCTCGAGGCGTTCGGTATCTGCGTCCTGAACGGCAACTTCGCCGACGAGGCCTACCCCGAGCTGATCCGGCACTTCCTCGGCCTGACCACGGTCGCCCACGAGCGGGTGATGAACCGCCGGCACCTGGCCCTCGCCGCCGCCGGCTCCACCGCCGTGACCCTCACGACCGGCGACGTCGGCGCGTCCACCTCGGCGATCCTCGGCGGAACCGAGCTGCTCGCGATCCACGAGCGTGAGAAGTTCGGCATGCCCCCCGGCGCCGTCATCGAGGCCGTGTTCCCCTCGTGGCTGCGAGGCAACATGCGCAGCGACCTGACGAAGCGCATGGGGTTCAACGACCTGGCCGTGACCGACGCCTACCTCATGTCGCTGTTCGACGCCCGGAACATCCGGGCGCAGTTCGTGAGCGACTGGCAGACCCTCCCCGGCAACGCCGGGCCGGCCAACACGATCGGCGCGGCCACCGCTCCGACCGCCTGGCCGACCACCGTGCAGTCGCTGGTCTACGCCCCCGGCACGTGGTTCAAGGGCCGCGGCCTGCGGATCGACCTCGGCCTGATCCGGGACAGCGTCCTCAATGCCGAGAACGACCACACCGCCGCGTGGTCCGAAGAGGGCTCGCTCGTGGGCATGTTCGGCCACGAGTCGCTGCTCGCGACGCACAACCTCTGCGCCTCCGGCGAGACCGGTGGCCAGATCGCTGTCGAGACGTGCGGCGTCTGATCCGGCCCTAGGTGACCTACGCAACTACGAGCCCGGGAGGGGGTGAACGATGCCAGTCGAGCGCTACCAGCTAGTAGAGGCCACGGCCGCGTTCTCGCCCCTCCCGTACGGGCTGCTGTCCGTCGTCGAGCTCATCGACGACGGGGACCCGCACTGGCAGCACGGGATCGAGTGGCAAGAGGACGTCTGCGACGTCCCCTTCGTGGTCACCGGTGCCCCGTGCGGCCAGTCGATCACGAAGGCCCCGGTCGTGACCGGGATCGGTGGCCGGGCCGCGCAGCCTTTCGCTGTCGTGGCGTGGGTGCCGTGCGCCCCGATCGGCCAGGGCGAGAACATTCAGCGCATCCGCGATCGCACGGAACGGGTCCTCACGAACGGCGAGAGCCGGGCTGTGGAAAACGTGTTCTGGTCGGGCACGGCCGCCGGCACCGGGGCTACCCCGTCGCCGGGGTCGACCGCCGGCTCGGGCACGGTCTATCCGCACCTCGCAGCGAACGCCGTGGTGGAGGGCCAGGCCCAGGGGGCGTTCGGCCTCGAGCTGCAGTCCGCAGCGACCGTGGTCACCTCGGGCGCCCCCGTCGACATCGTGGAAGGCGTGGCCGCCCTCGAGGCCGCTCTCGGGTCGTGCTACGGCGGTCAGGGCGTGATCCACGTCCCGGCTGCTGCTGTCGCCCACCTGGTGGCCTGGAATCAGGTCGAACGGCAGGGCACCACGCTCCGCACGAAGCTGGGCCACAAGGTCGCGGTGTACGCGTCGGGGAACCGGCAGGGCCCGGACGGCACCAACCCGGCTGGCGGGCAGGGGTGGATCTACGCCACCGGTGCCGTGTTCGGCCGGCGGTCACCGATCCGCCAGCGTGGCCGCACGGCCGGCGAGGTGATCGGCCGGGCCGACAACACGACCGTCTATGTGGTCGAACGCACCTACGTGATCGGGTGGGACTGCTGCCACCTCGCCGCGCTGGTGTCGCTTGGCGGCGTCGACTCGGGTGGCATCGGGGTGGCGCAGTGATCTCGCTGCAGTTCGCCACCTACGACGGGTTCATCTACGGCGCGCACGTCCTCGGCGAGGTGCCGACCGAAGGTGTGCGCCCGCTCGGGGGGAACGTCCTCGAGGTGCCCGACGACGGGTGGTCTGCTCTGTCCGACGAGCAGCGCGGCGAGATCACCCGGTTCCTCATGCCCACGAACGGCCTCACCCCTCCCGGAGAGGCCGGGGGCGGCGCTGCGGCACCGGCGGTGGGACGGCCCCCCGTTGGCCCGATGTCGCAGCGCGCCCCGCTCCCACGTCCACCGGAGACCGGCCCGGGCTCGGGGCGCAGCGAGTGGGTGCGCTACGCCGTCGAGAACGGGGTGGACTTCGACCGCAAGGCCAAGCGCGACGACATCGTTTCGGCCATCAACGCTCAGCGGCCCGACCTCGAGCCGGTGCCCGTGGTGCCGGCCGACGTCGACGACCCGGACGCCCCCGAGGCGCCCCCGGACCCCGAGGCGCCCGATGCGTCGCACCCCGACGCGCCACCCGTGATCGACCAGGAGGCCCGCAGTGGGCAGTGAATCCATCTCCCCAATCCAGGGCACCCGGGCACGGATCGTCCGTGAGGATCTCTGCGGCGTGCCGGTCACCGGCGCCGGGTCGCTCATCGTGTTCGACGGGTTCGTCGAGATCGTGGTGGACCCCCAGTACGAGGACGGCACGCAGTACCTCCTCAAGAACGCGAACGGGTCGTTCTGCGTCAATGAGCGGGCCGACGACCGCTTTATGAACGACGACGTGGACATTCGTTTCTGTGCGATCTGTCCCGACGCGGTGGCCATCACCACCGGCCAGCCCATCATCGTGAGCGGTACCCCGGCCTCGGGAACGGGGTTCTGGGTGACGGAGGGCACGATCTCGGCCCGCTGGTCGCTCGAGGTGTGGCAGGCCGACTCGCAGTCCTGCACGGGCTCGCAGGCCCGCTACGCCTATTGGGCGTGGCCCCAGCTGTCCGCCGGCCGGCTGATGTCGTTCACGATCACCGACGACGTCATCGAGTGGCGCATCAAGGCCCGCAGCAAGAAGGCCAACACCGCCTGGGGCACCGGGCCCGGGACGGGCACGAAGTACATCTCGGCGGTGCCGGCGAACGGCCACCGCGGGTTCAACATCGTGCACATCGACCCGCCCGCGGTCACCGGCGTCGAGGCCGGTTGCGGCGCCGTCGCTCTGACCTGACCGGGGCGCTGTGGACTATGCGCCTCTGTGCGAAGCGTGGCCGATCGAGTGGTGCTGTGACGTAAGCACCGCATCTCCGGCGGTCACGGGCATGGCTGCACAGGCCGCGTCCGAGTACGTCTGGGCGATCTCGGGCCGGCAGTTCGGGGCGTGCTCTGTCACGGTCCGTCCCTGCCGGCCCTCGTGCTTCGACGCCCACTACGGGGCCGCTGCGCCCTGGTGGTGGGATGGGGTCTCGTGGCCGACCGGTCCGTGGGGCTGGTGGGGTCTCGGGGTGGGGTGCGGCTGCGCCTCGGCGGTCTGCAGCTGTACCTCCACTCCGTTCGTCACGCTCCCGGGGTGGGTGTCGAACGTCCTCGAGGTGACCATCGACGGTGAGGTGCTCCCGTCGGGCACCGGCTGGCTGCTCTATGACGGGTACAAGCTGGCCCGGGTCGACGGCGGCGAGTGGCCGACGTGCCAGGACTGGTCGGTCCCGGCGTCGGGTGTCGGCGCGTGGGCGGTGACGGTGCAGGCCGGGCCCGAGGTGCCGGCGCTCGGGTTGCTGGCCGCGGGTGAGGTGGCGTGCGAGATCGTGAAGGCGTGCACGCCTGGCCTGGAATGCACGCTCCCGTCGGGGCTGCGGTCGATCACCCGTAGCGGCGTGACGAAAGTGTTCTTTGACCCGACGGAGCTGGCGAAAGGTGGCGTCACCGGCCTCGCGTCCGTCGACCGGTTCCTGCAGGCGGTGAACCCCTCGGGGATCTCCATGCCCGCGGCGATCTGGGATCCCCAGGACTTCGGGCGGCCTGTCCACCCTGGTGGCTCGACGCAGTGGTGACCGCCGGCTATCTGAGCCCCGAACCGGACGCGATCTACGGGATCGCCGAGGGCATGCTCGAGGCTGCGTGCGCTGAGCTCGACGTGTTCCAGGCCGCCGGCCACGGCCCGGGGTGCCCGGCGCGCCGGTGCGTCTACCCGGGCGTCGAGCTGCCGTGGGATAACTGCGACTGCGGGCTGCTCGCCGTCCACGTGAAGACCGCGTACCCGTCGGCCCGGTTCCCGTTCCAGCAGGGCGGCGAGGAACCGGCAGCGCAGTGCGGGGTGCCGTGGCTGGTCGTCCAGTACGCGGCCACGATCCTGCGGTGCGTCCCCACGACGCAGGACGACGGGAGCCCGCCGCCGTGCGACGCGGTGGCCACCGCGGCCGAGGTGTCCATGTGGGACCGAACGGCGGTGTGGCGCGGGGTGGCCTGCTACCTGGCCGTGCCGATCAACACCGGCGGCCAGCTCCGCCCGCATCTGTTCCAGGAGCAGGTGTCGCTCGGCGAGCAGGGCGCGTGCGCCGGGTCGGAGCTGAACGTTCTCGTGGGGCTCCCGTTGTGCGAGGCGTGTTGACGTGGCCACCACGAACCATGCGCTGCGCCGCAAGCTGACGAGCGACCCCGACGGGCCCGTGGGCCGTGACCTACGCCGCCGGGGCCTCCGGGTGCAGAACCGGGCCCGGGTCCTCGCTCCGGTCGATCTGGGCGGGCTACGGGCGTCGATCGTGGCCGAGCAGCAAGCGCGCCGGCACCCGGTCGGGCTGGTGCTGGCCATCGGGTCCCCGCTGAAATACGCCCTGGCCGTCCACGAGGGGTCGGGGTCGCCGTACGCCCCCCCGTCGTGGAAGAGAGGCAAGCAAGTGCCGGCACGCCGGTACCTAACCAACGCACTCCCCGCCGCGGCGGGGTGATCCGGGAGGAAACCATGGAGATCGAGGATTTCAGCAAGCTGCGGGCGGCCAGCCCATCGGCGCTGGTCATCCCTCTGAACGGGAAGCGCTACAAGTGCGACCCCGAACCACCGGCCGACGTGGTCCTCGCCGCGACGACGGGGGTGGACTCCCGGGCGCTCGAGGCCATGGCCAAGATGGCCGACGGTGGCGAGCTCACCGCCGGGGAGCAGGCCGCAGCGGCCGGCGCCGGGTCGTCGAGCATGACCAAGGCGGCCCGGTTCCTCGAGCAGGTGCTGGAACCCGAGTCGCTCGAGCAGTGGCGCCGGTTCGTCCGCCCGCCCGAGGGCCTCGAGGGTAAGGCGCTCACCGAGTGGAAGAAACACAAGATCACCTGGCAGCAGGTGGTCGCCGTGTTCCGGGCCCTCGTGCAGCACTACTCGGGGGGGCGCCCTACTACTCCACCGTCGTCCTCGGGGAATGGGCACGACGACGGTGGGGCGACTTCGACGGCTGGTGTGCAGCCCGCGGAGGCCTAGACCCTCTTGACCTCCCGTACCGACGTTTCCTGTCGCTGGTGTGGCACTGGGCGAACGAGCAGGTCCAGGTGGACCCCCTCGACCCCCGTGTCGCAGCTGACGCCCGAGCCCGGCTCGCCGACGCCCTCGTCGAGCCGGTCCACATCGCACCGGCCCCGGCCGGCGCGCCTCGGGCTGCTGCCAGCAACGGGAACCACCACCCCGGCCTCGCGCCGCCCAACATCCCCGCGCCCTCGTGGTGGCGTGGTGACCGGGCCGCGTTCGACGGGAGCGTGCGGGCGGCCTCGGATCTGGGATACAAGGGGGCGGGCATCCCACCCCAGCGGACGGCAACGGAGCCGCCCGCACGCCCCGCCTCCCGCCGCCCTCCCCCTGGTCGCCGTCGCCGGTGAGGTCTGAGCCATGGCCGTGGGCCCCCTCGAGCAGGCGTTTGTGGAAGTCGTCGCCGACACGACGACTCTCAACCGCGACCTCGACGGGGTCCACGACCGGCTCGAGCAGCTAGAGGACCGGGGCCGCCAGGCCGGCGACGACCTAGCGGACTCGTTCCAGCGGGCCGGCGAGAGCATAGAAAACGCGTTCCAGGAAGCGGCCCGGGCAGCTGACGACGCCCTAACCGATATCGGGGCGCTCGGGCAGTTCGACGACATCGTCGACAGCGCCGAGCGGGCCGGCGAGGGTATAGAGAACGCGTTCGACGAGGCCCGCCGGGCGGCCGATGACGCGCTATCGGACATCGGTGGGTTGGGGGCGTTCGCCGGGCTAAAGGCCGAGGCCGAGATCGCCGCCGAGTCCATGGAGCGCAGCTTCCGGGACAGCAGCGATGACAGCGTCCGGTCGATCGCCCGTATCGGCTCGAGCGGGGCGGCGTTCTCGCTCCTCACCACCGGCGCCCTCGCGTTCGGGACGGGCGTAGCGATAGCCGGCGCGGCCACCGTCGGGTTCGGCCTCAAATCCGCTGCTGCGCTCGAGCAGACCACGATCGGTTTCGAGAGCCTGCTCGGCTCGGCCGACGCCGCCGACGCGTTCATTCGGGATCTACAGCAGTTCGCCGCCAACACCCCGTTTGAGTTCCAGGGCCTGGCCGACAACGCCCGCCGGCTGCTCGCCGTCGGAGAGGCCGCGGGGATCGCCCGTGACGAGATCCTCCCGACCCTGACGACCATCGGCGACCTGACCGCGGTTCTCGGGGCGCCGGCCGAGTCAATCGACCGGGTGAACACCGCCCTCGCCCAGATGGCCAGCAAGGGCAAGGTGTCCACCGAGGAGCTGCTGCAGCTCGGTGAGGCCCTCCCCGGGTTCCCGGTGTTCCAGGCCCTCGCCGACGGTCTCGGGATCTCCGGAGAGGCGCTGCAAGACAAGTTGCAGGCCGGAGCGATCGGCGCCGAGGAGGGTATCCAGGCGCTGCTCACGGGCATGAAAGAGTTCCCCGGGGCCGCCGGGGCCATGGCGAAGCAAGCGCAGACCCTCACCGGCGTGTTCAGCACCTTTAAGGACACGATCTCGCTGGCCCTCACCGAGGCGTTCACGCCGCTGGTGCCCACGATCAAGACGGCGCTCAGCGCCGCCGTGCCGGCGATCGAGTCCAGCCTGGCCACGATCGCCCCGGCGTTGTCGGGCATCGCCGGTGGTCTGATCGGCGGGCTCGGTGCGGCGCTGGCCACGCTCGGCCCGGCGTTCGGGACGGCCCTGCAGGGCGTGGCCGACGCGCTGGCCCCGATCCAGGAGGCCGGCGCCGGTCTCCTCACCGCCATAGCCACCCCGCTCGCCCAGATGGGCCCGCTGTTCACAGCCCTGGTAACGGCCGTGTCGCCGCTGCTGGGCGTGCTCACGACGCTGCTCACGCAGCTGCTCCCGCCGTTTATCGCGTTCCTCACGGAGATCACCACCGCTGCGGGCCCGCTGATCGCCGTGCTCGCCGAGGTGGCCTCCGCTCTGATCACCGCGCTCGGCCCGGTCCTCACGACCATCCTCGGCGCAGCGTCGAACCTCCTCACCGAGCTGTTCGCAGCCCTCGGCCCGGCGCTCGCCGAGCTCGGCCCGGCGTTCGCTGATCTCGGCGCCGCCCTGGCCGACCTGCTGGTGGCGTTCGAGCCGCTGCTCCCGCCCCTGACGCAGCTCATCGTTCTGTTGGCCACGGGCCTCGTCGAGGCGCTGGTCATCGCGATCGAGGTGCTCGCCGCGTTCGTGCAGTTCCTCGCCGACAACCAGGCCGCGCTCATCGCGTTCGCTGCGGTGGTGGCCGCTGTCCTGGTCCCCGCTTTCATCGGGTGGGCGACGGCCGCCGCGTCCGCTGCTGTCGCCACCATCACGGCCACGTCGCCGCTGCTGCTGATCGCCGCCGCGATCGCCGCGCTAGTCGTCGGGGTCATCTGGGCGTACCAGAACCTCGGGTTCTTCAAGACGGCCGTTGACGCTGTGAAGGACGCCGCGCTGTTCCTGTGGAACGACGTCCTGCTGCCGTTCGCGGCGTTCCTCGGCGAGACCTTCGGGACCGTGATCTCGGCGATCGGGTCGTTCATCACCGACACCCTCGCCCCGGCGTTCATGGCGGTCGTCGACGCCGCGCTGTTCCTGTGGAACGACGTCCTGGTGCCGTTCGGGGCGTTCCTGATCGACGTGCTTGTGCCGGTGGCGAGCGTCCTGCTCGCCGTGGCCCTCTTCCCCCTGATCGCCGCGTTCTCCATCCTGACCGTGACCGCGGCCAGCCTCTGGCAGTTCGTCCTCGTCCCGCTCGGCGGGTTCCTCGTCGACGTGTTCGGGCCCGTGCTCGCCGCGGTCGGGTCGGTGCTGTCGACGGTGCTCGGCGCTGCGTTCTCGGCCGTGGCCGCCGTGGCCTCGTTCCTCTGGAATAGCGTCCTGGTGCCCCTCGGCGGGTTCCTGTCGGGTGTGTTCAACGGGGTGGTGTCGGCGGCCGGGTCGGCCTGGTCCGCGGTGTCGGGAGCGGTCTCCGCTGCGGCCGGGGCGCTGTCGTCGATCTGGACGAACTACCTGCAGCCCGTCGCCGCCTTCCTGCGTGACGTGTTTAACGGGATCATCGACGGGGCCGCCGGAGCGTGGGACGGGTTCGCCGGGGCCGTGTCGGCCGCGGCAGGGGTGGTGTCGGACATCATCGGCACCATCGGCGACGCCATCGGGGCTATCGGCGACCTGATCGACAAGATCGGGAGCATTCCCGGCGCCGGTGTCGTCGGGGACGTCCTCGGGGCGCTCCCCGGCCTCTCCCGGGGCGCGATCATCACCGAGGACACGCTCGCCCAGCTCCACTCGCCCGAGGTGGTCATTCCCCTGAACGACCCCCGCCGGGCGCTCGAGCTGGCGCAGGCGTCGGGGCTGCTGGACCAGATCGGCGGCCTGGCCACTCCGGCCGGCGCTATCGGCGGGTCGACCGCCAGCGCTGCGGGCGGGACCGGTGGCGGGGGCGGCGCGGTGGTGCTGCAGTTCTTCGGGAACTTCACCGTCCCGGGGGCCGGCGACACCACCACGGCGCGCCGTGCCGGCGAGGCGTTCATGGACGGCGCGGCGAAGGTCGCGAGCGAACGTCGCATCCGCGCCGCAGCTCTGACAGCCTGACGGGCCATGGCCAACAATTGGGGTCCCAACGCACCCGGCGCCCTCGGCCTCGAGTGGTGGCCGACGTTCGGTGGCACGCAGCCGATCGCTCAGAGCACCGCCGGGTTTGTGCAGCAGCTCCGGTCAACGGTCCTCGAGACCATCGGGGCGTTGCGCCTAGCGGTGGCCTCGGACCCGGCGGCGAGCTCGCCGTTCTTCATGCTGGTGGACGTCATCCCCGCGGGCGACGAGCTGCCAGGCGTGCCCCTGTCGGTGAGCTACGCCCCGAACCTCGACGAGGACATCGGCAATTGGCTCACGAACGCTGCCGGGGCGGTCAACCTCTGGGCCCGGATCGACGACCCGGTGACCTATCCGCCGACGGGCACCGACTACATCCGGCACCGGAACGCCACCGCCTCGGCCTACCGGTGCTCGGTGGGGTCCGCGGCGTTCCCCCTCACGGCCAGGGTGCTGCGCCTCACGGTGGAGTCGGTGATCTCTCTCGACCCGGCGGGCTCGGACTTCACGCCCCGGCTGGTCGGGTTCACCCTCTACCACGACCCCACCGCGACCACGTACCAGATCCCCGGCAACACCTACACCGCGACCGCGTTCACGCCTAACAAGGTGCTCGCGATGAGCTGCGGCGAGGTGAACCCCCTCACCCTCCGCCCGTGGACCGCTGCCGACGTCCGCGAGTTCGACAACGGCGACTGGCAGCTACGGGTCAACACCTCGGGCGGGTCGGCCACCGGCGGCGCAGCGGTGCACTCGCTGGCGCTCAAGGTCCACTACGTCGACCCCGACAACCGGGCCGCCGTCGGGACCTACAACCGCCCGGGCGGCGCGCTCCCCCTCGAGATCGAAACCGACGAGGTGGTGGAGCCCGACGGAGCCGGCGGCTGGGCCCTCAACTGGTCCAAGCCCGCTACCGGCGACTTCCTCTTCTATCCCCGGTGGGGCCGGGCCTCCATGGTGGAGCTCGGCGCCACCCCAGCCAATGACCTCGGCTGGTACAACGCCTATCAGGATCTCGGGGCCGGCGGTAACCCCGCCGGGATCTCGTTCCCGGTCGTGCCTGGCATGGTCGGCGACGTCCTTACCCCGACCAGCTTCGGGCTCCCGTCCGAGGCGTTCGACGGCTCGAGCCGGCGGGCCGCCCGGCTGGTGCTGCGGACCACGGCGCCGGCCGACTCCAATGACTCGCAGCCCTACGTCAACCGGTTTGACGCCACGGTGCTGCGCACGGTCTCGACGACGCAGACCATCGGGCAGCGGATCACCCCGAATAGCTCACAGAGCTACCTCGGGGTGCGGTTCGTGGCGCAGCCCCCGCCGACGGGCGACAGCGTCCTAACGGCCCGGGTGCACCGGGTGTCCGACGACGCCGCCATGGGTGGCACGTTCACGATCACAGCCGCCGAGGCCAGGGCGCTCCCCGACATCGGCGGGGGCCTCCGCTATATCGAGGGGTTCCTGCAGACCGCTGCGGCGCTCGTGTCGGGCACGCAGTACGAGCTACGTCTCTCCACCACGGCCGTCCTGCCGGCCGGGTGGGTGGTGATCCTGCCCTACGGCGCGGGGTCGTCGGGCCCGACCTACGCCGGGAACGGTGGCACCGGCGCCGGTGACTGCGTCCGGCTCAATGGCCTGGCCGGGAGCAGCCTCGCCGACCAGGACATGATGGCGACGCTGCTGATCCAGCCCACCGCGCCGGCAGCGGCCGAGGCGCTGGTCATGGAGCGCACGCAGGCCGGCGGGGGCATGATGTGCACCCCCGAGGCCGTCGACCACATCGTGGTCCAGTGGACGGCCACCACCCTGGCCTCGGCGTTCGACCGCTACGAGGTGGAACGCCTCGAGGACGACGGAACGGGCGTGTGGCACTCGGTGGGGCTCGTCACCTCGGCCGAGACCGAGAACCGCTTCGCCGACTGGGAAACCCCCCGAGGGGTGGCGGTCAAGTACCGGGTGCGGGTCGTGGCCACCACCGCGGCGTTCTCGGACTGGCGCGAGACGCAATGGGCGAAGGCCGAGGCCTACGGCGCCGAGCTGATATTCACCAGCAACGCCCGTCCCGACCTGACGGTGGTCGTCGACTACGAGCCCGAGGTGGGCACCGATTTCCCCGACCACGAGGACGACGAGGTGGTGCCGGTGTTCGGCGCCGACTTCGCCCTTACGTTCATCAACCCCCGCAACCGCGGGATCATCAACACGTATCGGCTCATCGTCCACGCCGCTGGCCGGCCGTGCGACGACTACGGCCGGCCGCTGCCCGATAACAAGGTGTGGGACCCGCTCCGGGCGATCACCCGGGCCGTCGACATCCCCTACGTGGTGGTGATGAACGCCACCGGCAACCGGGAGCTGTGCCACGTCACCCTCGGGCGAGGCCAGCGGGTCACCGACGACGACGGGGCGCTCAAGTTCTTCTGGTGCAACGCCGAGACCCGCGAGCAGCAGTCCACGCCCGCGGTGATCACGAGCTAGGGGGCGCGCCGTGGCCTACGCCCCGACCGCCACCGAGATCCTCGACTGCAACCCCGTCCGCCGCCGGGCCGACGACTTCCGGTTCGACCTCTACAGCTCGAATCGGGAGCTGATCGGCGAGCTCCACCCCGACGCCTCCCGGGTCCCGATCGTGTCGAACGACACCGGCCGGGCGGTGCGCCGGCAGCTGTCCTCGTTCAACCTCCCGCCGTCGGAGCTGTCAGCTATCGCCCTGACGGACTCTGTCGTCCCGGTGATGGTGCTGCAAAACGGCGACGAGGAATCCCTCGGATGGTTCCAACTAGCCGACGACGGAGAGGCCGAAACGAACCGGGGACTAACCCGCGGTGTCTCCTGGTACGACCGGTGCAATGCACTCAATCAACAGACCGAACGGACCATTGCGTTTAACAAAGGCGCAAACGTCGTTATCGCCATGTTGGGTGTGCTGCTCGAGGTGGTGCCCGTAACCGACCTGCTGGTGGGGCCCGAGTCCGACACGGTCCTAGGTGCCCCGCTGCAGTGGGCACCGGGCACCAACCGCATCCGGATCCTCGACACGCTCACCGACCTACTCGGCTGGCTCCCGCTGTATTTCAACCGGCACGGGTATGTGCAGTTCGCCGACACCCCCGACCTAGAGACGGCCTCGCCGGACGTGGTCTACCCGGCCGGTAACCGCATCTTCGACGGGTCGGTGCTGCGCAATAACGACCTGCTCACCGCGCCGAACCGGTTCGTGGTCTACGAGACGTCGGGCCGGTCGACGGTGACCGGGCGCTACGACATCCCGGCCTCGGCGCCGCATTCGATCGCCAACCGCGGGTTCGTCGTCGCCGACGTGACGAGCGTCCAGGGCCTCGGGTCGACCTCGGCGGCCAACAAGATGGCGAAGTCCCGGGCGCTGCGGGGCCGGAAAATCTACCGGTGGCTCAACTTCACCAGCCCGGCCGACTACCGCCACGACACGTGGAACGTGCTCGACGTCGAGGGCGAGATATGGCTCGAGCTGGCGTGGTCGCTCACGTGCCAGCCCGGCCCGGCGAAGATGACGCACAAGTGCCGGCGGGTGTACTAACACCCCATGACCACTGTCACGATCGACGTCGAGCAGCTTCGGGGGCTGGTGGAGGATCTCGCCGAGGCTGCGGTGTCGGCTGCGATCAACCGGGCCCGGGACGACCTCCCGATGTTCACGCAGATATCTGCGGTGGTCGACGCGGTGGACGGCGCGAGCGCCTACGTCTTCCCCGACGACGGATCAACCGAGCCGATCGAGGCCACCCGCATGCACCCCGACATCGTGGCCGGCTCAACCGTGTGGCTAGTCCAAACACCCCCGGCCGGGGCGTTCGTGCTCGGCCCGATCCCCTGAACGGAGAACGCCCATGTCCGGCTGCTCGAGCTGCGAGGACATCCGCCTAGACCACGCCGAGGCCGGGACCAGTGTCGTCATCACGACCAGCGGGAACATCCTCACCGCGACGCTTACGGAGATCCTCCGGGTGCGGGTCCCCGACATGGCCGCCCCGGCCCTGCTCGACGCCGAGGGGATCGTCCAGGTGGTCACCCCCGCCAGCGGCACGAACGGCGACGTCTACATCGGGTGGGCGCCGGTCCCTGTCGGCGGTGGAGCTGCGCCGGCCGCCTCGGCGTTGCGCTACTGGCCCGAGATCAACGTGGGCGGCACCACCGCTGAGATCCCCGGGCGCCCGTTCCGGCCAGCGGTGTGGGTGGACCAGCCCGGCGAGTACCTGCTCGGCGGGTTCCTCGAGACGGGCTCGCAGTCGGTGCAGGTGGTGGTTAACGGGGTGTCCCCGTGCGAGGGCTGGGTGCTTCGCGGGTGAGCACCACCAGCATTGAACGGTTCGGCGTCTATCAGGCGTCCGAGTGGCAGGTGGAGATAACGGCGAGCTGGCGCACGTCGCGCCGCCAGATGCCGATCGTGTGGTTCCACGGGTTCGGGGTCGACGGCCGGGTGGTCCGCCGGGGCACCGCGACCATCCCAGGGGCGACGTACTACGACCGGTTGTCGCTGCTCGCCGAGCGCCTCGGGACGGTGCTGGTGTCGGCCGACTTCGGGGGCGTCAGCACGTGGGCCAACCCCACCGCTCAGACCCGGTTCGCCACGATGATGACGTGGCTGGGAACGAACCTCGGGGTCCGGACGGACCGCTACATTCTGGCCGGCGAGTCCATGAACAGCCTCCTGGCCCTGAACCTCGCGTGGCGGAATTGGTCCAAGGTCGCGGCGCTGTGGCTGCGGGGCCCGATCACCCGCATGCAAGCGTTCCACGACCTGAACGCCGGGCTCGGGGCGTTCATGGAAGCGGCCTACGGCAACCTTGCCGGGCTGGTCGCGGCCTACCCGACGCACGACCCCGTCCAGAACATGGCGGCGCTCGTCACCCTCGGCCCCGTCACCCGCCTGGACTTCACGGCCGGCGACGAGTTCATCCCCGCCACGTGGGCCCCGGAGTACGCCGCAGCGACCGGGGCGCTAGCGCGCTTGCACCCGGGGACGCACGAGGACAACACTCGGTTTGACCACGCCGAGGTAGCCGACTGGCTCGCCGACGTGACCCGAACCGCGGCCTAGCCGCCACCCCACCCCCGGGAGACCCCATGCCCGACCCCGCCCGCCCGCTCACCCTCGACGACCTCTCCGAG